GGTGGATCGCAATCCACTCGGCAAACTCCCGGCTGTCCATTTCCTGACACAACCGCTTGACCGTCATTCCGAGATGTGCCGCCAGACGAAACAGAAAAACACGCGTCGGGCGGACTGCTAGTTTTTTGCGAGTTCCTCCACGTCCTTGTCGCTCAGAGCGTTGTGCGCCATCGCCTTTGCAAACAGTGCGTTCAACACGGCAGCCGACTTGGCGGCCAGCAGCGGAACGTCCGCGTCAGCGAACAACCGCTGGCCCTTGGCGTCAGTCAGGCAGCGTGCCAAGAACTTCGTGCGGAAGTTCTCGACGCCCTTGCCCTTGTTCGCCACCCAGTCGTTCTCGTACGAGTCGCGCTCGCCGCATGTCATCACGCGAATAAACAAGCTGCCGCTCCACCCAGGGACATTGACCTCGAGAAGGCCCAGGTCGTCAGCTGCCAGAATCTGTTCTCTTGTTAGTGCCATAGTTCATCCAATCAGGTCGAACGTGAACGTGTAACGCGTCACATCGTTGGCAGCCGCAGTGGCTCCCTTGCCTGTGCATACTGCGTTGTATGTCAAGCTCACGCCGCCGCCGCTGATGCTGAGCGTGCCGTACTGGCCCCAATTAAAAGAACCCGGAGCGAGACCCTCGACGCTCACGCTGCCGCCGCTGGGTGCATAGCCGCCGCTGCGACTGACGGGCATGCCGCCGCCAAGCTCCAACTGCACGCTGGTCAGCTCCGTCAGCGAAGCACCGGCAAACGAAACCACACAGCCCTGCGAGTACGTCGCCACGGAAAACCTCCGTGACTAGACTCGCGCGACCCGGAACGTTGCCTGGCCACGCGTGGCGTCGTTGACCGTCAGCGTGACGCTCGACGAACTGACGGTGGCGGCCGCCGAAAGCGTCAGGCCGCCAGTAATGGCCAGGGTGCCGGTGGCACCGTCAGTGATCGGCGCGGTGCCCAGGTACTCGATGCTGACCTCGCGGCCCGTGTCGGTGGCGGAACCCTTGAGCGGTCGATCCATGGTGAGCACGTTACTGCCCGCCGATTGCCCAAGGTGCGAAACGTCGATGGTGTCGCCCGCCGACACGTCGTTCATCGAGTAGGTGATACTCGTGACCGTGTAGCTTGAGCCAGCAAAAGTAAGTGTCGTGCCCTGAGCGTGGCTTCCCATGAATTATGTCTCCAGCCAAAAAGTTTCGTAGGTTTGTCGAACGAGATAGAGCGAGTTTTCCGCGCCGTCGATTTCCACTAGGTCGTCGGCCTCGTCCACCAGAAACGACTGCCGCACCTCCGTATTGTCGAGACTGCCAGCGAACCCATCCAGAACGCGGCGGCACTTGTCCGCCAGATCCCGTGCCGCCTCGTAGGTCGCGCCGTAGACGTAGAGTTCGACCGTCACCTTCGGCAGGCCGACCGGCCCGCTCATTGCCATCTCACGCAGGACGCGGGCACGCCGCCAGATGATGATCGGGAACTGGATCGGCGACGGCCCGACGTACCGCAGCGGGTAGATCCGGCCGCCGATCAACGCCTGAACGTCGGTGTCCGAAATGAGGGCGTTTCTGAGAACCGCCTCGGGAGATTTCAAAGCCATCAGAACGGCCCTTGGAGTGACTTGATTTTGTCGGCCAGCTCGCGGGCGGCCTTGTCGAAAGCGTTGGTCATTTCCTCGACCATCAGCGACTCAACACGCGCGCGGGTCTGCTCCCATGCCGACCGGATTGGCGGCCGACCGTACGAGCCGCCGACCGGCATCTTCCCGGTCGACACCATGCGGCCGTCCTTCGTGCGGCGAAAACGCTCTTTGGTGCCGAACTCGACGAGGCCCTGGTGGTAGCCCAGCTTTGTGTTGTCGTACGGCTCGTTCATCTTCCGGCCAGACTTGAACCCGAGGATGGCGATACCGACGCCCGACCTTGGGTACCGCTTGCTCTTCACGGCTATCGACCGCCGGAGGTTCCCGGTAGGGCCTCTCGGCGTGGCTGACTTCAGGGCCTGCAGCGTGCCGCCCTTTTCTGCGGCACGCCTCAGCCCGGCCGCCATGTGCTTGGCGGCGAGGTTCTTAGGCAGGGCCTCGAACGCATTGCGGATGCTTTCCAGCCCGGGAATGTTCGTCGTGATTCTGATGCCGACTTGCTCAGCCATTGCGTCGCTCCATGCAGATGGCCTCGTGTTCGGTGCGGTGCCCGTGCTCGAGCAGGCTGGCAATCTCCAGCGTGCGGCCACGCCACGCGAACCGCATCTGGCTGGTGAGGCCAGGCAGATACCGCAGCCGCAGCCTGTGCGTCACGGTGGTTTCCTGCTGGCCTGCCGACAGGGCCTCGCGGGCCGATACGCCTTCGACGCTGGCCCACACAGCCGACGAGTCGGACCACGCCAGCACGGTCTCGCCGAGAGCGTTCGTGGTACCGCTGGCCACCTGCACAGTCACCCGCTCGCGTAAGTCACCTGGTCGGATCATGTGGCCCTCATAGCTGGCTGGCCTCGACGAACGCCTGGTCGACTTGTTCTTCCGTCAGCCCGAGAGCCACAGCGAGCGGAATTAGGAACGGGTGCGATCGCTCGACGTATGGCGCGTATGCCCACTCGACCCTGACGCTGTCCCGCTGGAGAGCGTCAGGGATTGCGTCGATGGCTGCCTCGACCTGTGCGAGGTTAATGCCCTGACGAAGTATCCAGAGGCGTATCTGGCGGGCGGAGACGCTGGCGGGCACGGCTGGCGACTCAGGCTCTACTGCCTGCTGATTGAGGCCAACAAGGGTGCCAGCCTCGTCTCGGACTTCCCATGTTCTGAGGCCATCAACAATACCGATGTAGGTGGTGGTCATGAAAGCCTCGCGTACATCAAGGAGCTAGATGTGCCCATCACCCCGGCACTGATCGTACCAGCGAGGTCGGTCTGACTGCCGCGCGTGCTAGACAGCCGTGGCGACAGGCTTGCCGTTTCAAAAGGCGGTGTGGCACCCGATATTATCGGCATGGTAGTGCCTATACAGATGACTCCGACGCCGTACCGCACCCCCGCGTGCAGCGTGTACGTTGCAGAAAAACCGCCTGACGAATCCAAGCTCCGCGTAAAGTGTGTCCGCGTGGTGGCAAACAGACCCGTATCGCTGGCGGTGCGCGCCACCAGCGTGGCAGTCGATTCATCAAACGTGTACAGCCCCATTCGCGCCAGCGTCAGCCCGCTCGCTGCGGTTGACATGGTAGCCATAGCGATCTGAGATACAGTCAGCGAAAATAGCGGCGTGAAAAACGCGAACGATATTTGGCCAGACACCAGCGTGAGACCAGAAAACGTTAGCTGACTGCGAGGTACTGTCTCGATGAGTGTGCTGGGCTGCGACCATGCCATAGTCAGGCCCGGCAACAGAGGGACGTTGGCCGACAGCTGCGCATCCGCGAGCGTGCCCGACAGATCCGCTGCCGATCCGCTCGTCGCCACAGTCGCCAGCCCGCTCACCTGCGCCGCCGTAATCGTCAGCGGATCGCTGCCTGCTGCGGCGTGACTGCTGGCGTGGCTGGTGGGCGTGAACGTGGTCGGCTTGTCCGTGAGTCCATTCCACGAGGTCGTTCCAGCTGGCCCGGTTGCACCCTGCGGACCTGTCAGCCCTGTGTCTCCCTTCGCTCCAGTGGCGCCTGCCGGTCCCTGCGCACCAGTTGCGCCCGTGTCGCCTTGCGCACCCTGCGGACCCTGAGCACCTGTCGCGCCCTGCGGGCCGGTCGGCCCTTGCGGTCCTGTCTCTCCCTGCGGTCCCGTGGCGCCCGTCACGCCTTGCGGCCCCTGTGGGCCTGTCTCGCCTGCTGGCCCCTGGGATCCCGCGTCGCCTCGATCGCCCTTGTCGCCTTTCGCTCCCGTGGCTCCCGCTGGGCCTTGTGGTCCAGTGGCGCCTGCCGAACCCGCCGCGCCTGCTGCACCCTCAGGCCCGACGCCGCCGGACGCGCTCGCCGACGTGCTTGAGCTCGTGACGGTTGCCGACACAGCCGCACCGGATACGGTGGCTGTGATCGGGCTGCTGTTGACGGTTGCGGTGGTCGTCACCCGACTACCTCCACAAGGCCCTGCAAGGCCGTACGCCGCACGCTGCCCGGTGCATCCCACTCAAGACGCCAGCCATACGTCCCGACCGGCAGAGCCGTGGTCTGCGTCTCAGTCAGGGCAATGCTCACGATGCCAGCCGCTGCGTTGGTCAGCGTGGTCTGGAACGCCGCCACCGTGCTGCCAGTAACGAGCGACGTGATGACGGCCGACACCGTGTAGCCGGTCATCGTCGTCGGCGAGAAATCAATGGTGGTGCCAAGCTCGTCGCCACGGCGAAGCGAGAGGCCAAGCTGGCCCGGCAGTTGTGTGTAGGTGCTCATCGGTAGGCTCCCCAGCGACATGAGTCGAGCAGCGACTTCACGCCATACTCGATTTCCTTGGAAACCAGACCGGTCAGGACAGACTCGCGCCGGTCGTGCCAGTGAGCCACGAGCATCAACATCGCGTGCCGGATCTGCGTCGGTACGCTGCGGCCGTCTTCGCCGTAGCCGCCCCACCACGTGATCACCACAGCGTTCTCGTCTCGGCGATGCACAGGCCACGCCTGGTCGAAGAGAGGGCTGATGCTGCCGGGCGTGGAGTTCCGATCGACCCGGTACTCGTTGGACGGGAACACCACCACAGCACCGCTCTCGGTCGTGTAGGTGATCGCCACCGAAGTGACGGCATCGGCCGTGGCCATCGGCGGTCGTGGCAACTCAATGTTGTCCATGCCGTTGGGCGGGAATCCGTCCATCCGCATGGTCCACTGCGTGTGCACCAGCGAGCGGTCCAGATACTCTTCGACCCATGCTCGAGCTGCTGCCACCAGACCCATGATGTAGGTGTTGTCAGCGTCGGTGTCGACGCGCAGGTGGGCCTTGGCATCCGTGATGGTCACGGGCTCCACGACCGGCTGCGTGGCTCGTGTCAGGCTGCGGTACGTCATCGCGTGCGTTTCCTGCGTGGCGTGGCGTCGGCCGTCTTAACTGGCGTTTCGACAGCAGCGGTTTCAATCAACTGCCGTTGCTTGTCCTCGACTGCAACTTTTCGGGCGATCAGTTCAG